CCGCCGAAATCTCGAAAAGATACCACGTACCCGTTGACGAAGTACTCTCCGCGGCGCGCGGCGAACAGAGACGATAAGAAAGGAAAGTGAGATCATGACAAAGTGCGATTTAGTTGTTGTTGTAATGACCTGGTTTGGCATTATTTCAGGTGGGATTTTGATTTATAACTATCTCCCTAGAATTTGGATGTTCATAGCATTGGCGGCGTGGACATTGGCCTGCGCTGAAATTGGAATGCGATTACAGAAAGGATAATTGACATGGCTGATAAAAATAGGAACGAGTTCTTTGACATGGGAGCACTCGACGAACTGGACAAGCAGATCACGGAGCGCATGGCTCGCCCCACCCTTGTAAAGAAACTCAAAGAAAAAAAGAAAGCCGCAAGCAAGGTCGAAGGCTTGAACTGGAAGAAGGAGATGGAGGAATATTGGTACGTGTATCTGTTCCTTGCCATCTCTGCTATGTTCACAGGCACGCTCGGCATCTATATGGGACTATCCCCAAAACTACTCCCTGAACAGAACGTAATATTCTACAATACCGACATTCCCCACATCATTCTTGCGTTGGTGTATTTTATCGCGTTCATTGGTGTCACTGAATTGGCTTTTGCGATTATGAAGTGGAAATTCCACACGCGTGAAGAAAACAACGGTACGCAGCAATGGACAATGATAACAGGAATGGGTGTCAGTGGTCTGAGCATCCTGGCAACCGGAATTGCAGGCGGAACGGTGATTGCAAGCAACATTACTTTTCTTACGGACTTCGCCAGTGTTCCCGATGCCGCGCAGAAGTGGGTCGTGATCGCCATTCCTGTCTTAATTACTACCTATACGTTTTTACTCTCCGCCTATGCCCTATCATCCGAGAGCGCACAGTCTGAGCGGTTGACCCGCGAGCAGGAACGGGAAAACGAGTTGGATCACCGTACCCGCCTTAAGAGTATTGAGCAAATCGGCGCGCAACAATTACAGGTTGCTGAAATCCGGCGTTATCAGCAATTGGTACTAGCTGGCAAGATTAGCGCCGCGGAAGCAGCCGCAGCCATTCGTGCGGGCAGGACACTCAATCAAGAAGAGACGCGTCAGAGTCGTGATATTGACGGCGATAATATTGTTGGCGGTTCACGTACTCAGTTTTATGACATGGATGCATTTCTTGCCGCGGTCGGCATGACCCGCGAGCAGGCCGTCGCAAAGTGGAAGGGCAAAGAGTATAAAGACTTTGCGGGAGAGATCAGTCAAAAGCTGGACATTCGCGGGGAGAACATGAGGCAATTGTTCGGTGAACTTTTCCCTCAAGCCCAGGGGGTGAGCAACAACGGGCGGCGGTAGGGGAGGCGGTGGGGCAGGGGGGGCTAGTGGCTGACGATATACCACTACCTGCCACTAGCCTAGTGGCTGACGATACAGATCAAGATATTATTTCGGCGGCGCTAAGTAAACCTGGTGGCAATCAGGAGAAGTTCAAGAAACAACCCTGGATTGAGTTCGATTGTCAGAAAGGCGTGCATCATGGCAAATGGTCAACCTATCAAGACGGGAAGCGTGTCAGAGTTGAAGGAGGCTACATTGGACGATTCGATAAAGTCCGCAAACTTGGGAACTATGCCACTAGGCGAGTCACCGAGTTCATCACCATCAACCACAACTGCCACTACCCTGAGAGGTTCCAGGAAGATTTGGAAGAATGCGGCATTAGTGGAATTGCGGTCGAAAGCTGGCCTAGTGGCAGGGGCGCTGGCAGACTTTCAGGCAGCAAACGGCCTAGTGGTAGTGAAGGAAACGACCTACACATCACCTAGTGGCAGGGTTTGCAAAGCCTTGAAACTATTCCTGATCGTGGAAGATATTGACCTAGTGGCAGTAAAGACGGCTGATGGTCTTGACTTTGACCTAGTGGCAGGAGAATAACATGCACGTCGTAGATTGGTTGATTGTATTTTCGTTTGTTGTGTGCTGGCCGATTGCCGGATATCTTTTCTGGAAATGGGATATCGGCGGTTATCGCTCCGAGCGCGAGAACAAGGCGAAGAAATGACCCGCCTATATCGGATGAATGAAAAGTGAAAATAAAATACGATCAAAGTTATTGGGATACCAAGAAGTGTTCGCGTTGCAATAAAACAAAAAATCGCCATGAATTTTACAACAATGTAATCTCGCTTTAGGAAACGCGAGAGAAGATATGAATATATTGCTCAGCTTAGTTGAGTATGTACGGAATTTCTGATGATCCGCTATGCAAGAACGCAGATTCTATTTATGTTGATAATCCTGTTGTTTATATTGACAATGGCAAGCCTTGCCTGCCGCGTCCCGGTCCTTCCGGTGGTGACCGTCACGCCAACCCCGACCGCGTATGAGTACAGGTACACTCCGCTGCCGCCAACTCCCGGAATACAGGAAAGTGTCCTGCCTACAACGGAAAGAAAATGGATGCCGTGAAAATAACAACGTTTCATCAAGAATATTTTTGTAAGAAATGTGGTTCACCGCTTGGCGATCCTACTTCCGCGGAGTTTCTTCAAGACGAGATATATCTTTATTATGTGTGCTTGAAGTGCCTGATATATCATTGCGTATATTTTACTGTTGCTAATTTTGTATCGTTTCCAAAAGATGAATAGATCATAACCCGAACAAATGTTCAGTAATGAATTTGCAACGTTTGGAAATGTTACCTTGCGTGACAATCCACGTCTAGATTAGCGGGGCGGGACCAGGCTCCAGCCAGTCCGCCATTGGAGCACGATATGGGCGAAGCACAACTGACACAGAGCCAGGAGGACTGGCTGCGACAAATCGACACGACATATCGGCGTGATTTTTTCCGAAGGGTAATGCTAAATGCCCGTCCTGAAAATCAGGCTATGGTTATTCCAGAGGGGGTGGAGTGGTACAGGAACTTGAATTTTATCGAGCAGAAAGTAGCCGAGCATGATACGCGGCTGAATAAACTCTTTGGCGCTCTGAAAAGAAGCGCCGGTCAACTGTCAAAACTACTCGACTGATGGTATAATATTTTGTAATTGAATATCGTCATTCACACGGCGCAAGCCCTCTGAATGATGCAAAGCGACCTCTCACGTAAGTGACACGCCGCAAAGACTCAACCGAGTCTTTGCGGCGCTTTTTTTGTCAACATAATAAGCCTGTTTGTAAACATAAGGAGATTTGAAAATGAAACTTAGTCTGACTCTGATTGCCCTTGCGGTCGGTTTGGCATACGGGATCATCGTGCAATATTTCCCGGACTTTCCTGTCTCGCAAGAGGTCTTACTTGCCTTCGTGGTCTACGTCCTGGCGAAGCTGGGCATCGAGATCGTCGAGCCTTTCGTCCGCGCTGGGCTTGTTAAGGCTGGCTTACGCGGCTTCAAATAATCCCCGTCCCATGCTTGCGCCGCTGGCTCGATCTATTCTCCGGGGCGGCGCGGCGGGACAATTACACTTGCGCCGCACGCCAGTGCAGGTGTTACCCTATATGCCATGACAGAAACCGAAGGTTATAAACTGATGCGTAGCGGGATCATGAACCGAGTGGGCAGCTTCCACTGGCTTGTATTGTGGGGCGGCCGTCGTGCCGCCCGCGCTGGAGGCGGGTTGATCGCCGTCGAAGGTTGGAGGAATAACGCGACCTCCTGGCATATATGTAGTGTCAACGTCCCGGCCAACACTCACTCCATGCCTGATACAGGTGATGGCCGGGGCTTGACCAAATTGAACTATGGATAAAAACAAGAAAACAGAATTCGATGGGAGCACGGAATACACTGACATAGTTCGTTTTCCGCTCAAGCTATTTGTGGACGCAATAGTATTCGAGCCGTCTGCGTCGATAGACGTGGTCAGGTCATCGTACGAATTGCATTTGACTCCGTATGACATGAAAAAATTCCATGACTGGCTGGGGGAAAAACTGGAGAAGGAACCGTATACCGACCAGACGGTAACGGTTATCGGGAGGCTTGTGAGTTGACGATGGAACAAAACGATCATGACATTCTGGTAACACTCAAAACCCTCATGGATGTGATGATAAAAAACCAGGCCGATTTTTACAAGCGATATGAGGAAAGGCATACCGAATTAGTGAGCCGCGTCTCTGTGCTGGAAAAAAGTGACAGCCGGGATAGCGAGCGTTTCCGCGGCATCATGGAACAGATACAGCGAAGTTTGGATAACTCCAAACGAATAGAGAAGTTGATCGCCGACATGGATAACCTGGGTGGAAACTTTCGGGAGATGCAGAAGAAATCAAATCTGTTCGATATTGTAAATGGTCTCGGTGTTGCTATTGCCGCGGCGGTGGGGTGGAACCGATGAGACACTACCGCCACTTGTCCCGCTTTGAAAGATGGATGCAGGATGCACACGATTACATCCGGGCCTTGTGTGAGGCGCTGGTGATGAACCCGCTATTTTTCTTCGCGCTGTTATTGGATTGTTTGGCGCTCGTGGTGTTGTGGTTCGTGGGGCTGCAATGATTGAATTAGTAGAAAAGTTGAATGTGATCGAAGATACCGCATTAGTTCAAATAAGCGAAGGCAGGCAGAGACTAGCCCGCGCCAATGACATACCAACTATGCTCACGCTTAGGGACATGGCGGCGGCGGCGCAACTGTTCGCCAACGCGCAGGGCTTCAAGGAAGCCGCGCAGGAAGCCAAGATATTCCAGTTGCAAGCCGAGCGGAAAGCAGGCGGGTGGCTGGAGGAGAATGTCGCTCATAACGGCGGCGATGCTCGCACGCTGTCGCAAGATGCGACTGCGTTACCCGAAGGCATAGACAAATACGAATCATCCCGCTGGCAATTGGAGGCGGCGCTGCCGGAAGAACAATTCAATGAGTGGGTGGATAAATGCCTCGCCTACGACAAGGAAATCAGCGCGTCGGCTTTGCGGGGTATAGCTAAAAATTACGTAAGGCAGGAAGCACGTGCTGAAGTTGCCAGCAGTGCTGAGAATGTCAAGCCGTCCGATAAGTGGCACATTTACCATGCGGACATGGCAACATGGAAAGCGCCGCGACAATACGATTTTATTATCACCGACCCGCCGTATCCAAAAGAATATTTGCCGCTTTATGAAACACTGGCAGAGCGTGCTAAGGAATGGCTGAAACCTGGCGGGCTGTTAATTGCCATGTGCGGTCAATCTTACCTTGATGAGATTTACTGCATGATGAGCAAGCATATCGAATACTACTGGACGGCGGCATATCTTACACCCGGACAGCCTACGCCGATGAGACAGAGGAACGTCAATTCGACATGGAAACCGCTGTTGGTATTCTCCAACGGCGATTACAAAGGCAAGATTTTTGGTGATGTATTCAAGAGTGACGGGAACGATAAAGACCTTCACAAATGGGGTCAGTCCGAGAGTGGCATGTACTCGATTGTCAGTGGCATATGCCTGCCTGGTCAGTCTATCTTGGACCCGTTCTGCGGGGCAGGCACAACCGGAAAAGCCGCGCTAAAACACAAATGCTTTTTTGATGGTGTTGACTGTGATGAGCAGAATGTCAATATCTCAATTGGAAGGTTGGGAAGTGACAGCGCAGCGTAGAGACAACAACTCAACCGAGTTTGGTTTGTGGCTGAGAAACAAGGCTCCAGATAATGAGACGGTTCTGAGAATAGATGACCCGCTTGATAGTTATTTGGGGTATAGAGTCACAAATATAGATTATGTGTGGCTCAACGAGGAAACAGGCAATTGGATGATTATCGAGGAGAAACGGAATCGGGGGTATGTCAAACCCTGGCAAAAAAATATATTCAGGAAGATTCATAAAGCCTGTAACGGAATGAAAGGTTACAAAGGTTTTCATCTGTTGGTTTTTGAGAAAACAAATCCAGAAGATGGAAAGATTTGGCTTGACCGCAAAGAGATCAGCAAAGATGACTTAATTGGCTTCCTGAAATTCGAGAAGCAAGTAAAAGAGATAGCGCAAGTGAAACTGGAGTTAGTGTCAGCATGAACTTATTCAACCGCCAATACTGGAAGGAATAAAAATGACTTACAACTTCGTCCCAGGTACATATCGTCTAAAAGCATTTCGTCTCAACGTAAGAGGCACACCCGATTCGACTCAAGACGGGAATCTCGTAGGGATACAACTCACGCAGGGGAAGGAATTTCCTGTTTATGCCATAGAATTCGACAAGAAAGGTTTCCCCTGGGGCATCATCACCCCAAAAGGTGCGCCTCAGGCGCATTATGTATGTCTTTGGAACGGGAACACCGTATTTGCCGATTTAGTTTCACCGTTTGAAGGAACCCCGGACACCGTTGTCGTATCCCTGGCCTGGGCGCTCTCGATTGACGCATGGGCAAGAGACAATGGATACACAGGAGGGATGCCGCTTTGATGTACGTATATTCCAGCGGTTATGTCCTTGTTTACGAGTGCTGCAAATGCGGCGCAAGACACAAGACGTTGATCTGGCGCAAAGACGGCTGGTACTGCCTGTTGTGTTTGCCGTCCGTGGAGGCCATGCCGGTAGGGAATGGACGGCAGACAGAACTTTGAAAATCGAAAAGAATAGCAGGAACGTCCTGACGGTGCGCTTCGATGATGTTGGCGAAAATTGGGAACACTGGTTTTTGTTATCTGCTGACCGTCATCACGATAGCCGGGACTGCAACCGGGAACTGGAAATCGAACATCTGGACATGGTGAAGGAGCGCGGCGGGCACATATTTGACTTTGGCGACATATTCGACGCCATGCAAGGCAAGTACGACCCGCGCAGGAGTTACCCGGAGATGCGTCCAGAGTACATGGATATGATGCAGGACGGGCGTGGTTATCTGGATGTAATCACGGAGGACGCATCCGAGTTTTACAAAAAATACGCAGATCGCTTTTTACTCATAGCGAGAGGCAACCACGAAGCGGCGATACAAAGCCATAACGACACAGACCTTATCAACCGCCTGGTTGGAAAGCTAAACACAAAAGCCAGGACGCAGATCAATACCGGCGAATATGGTGGATGGGTGCGCTTCCTGTTCAAGATCGGAAAGACACAATCCGAGAGTGTCAACCTGAAATACTTCCACGGTTCGGGTGGCGGAGGGCCTGTCACGAAGGGCGTTATCCAGTCCAACAGGCAGGCCGTGTATTTGCCGGACGCGCAGATCGTCGTGAATGGGCATATCCATGAAAGCTGGCTCCTGGCTTTGAAGCGTGAGCGTATCAGTGAAAGAGGCGTTATCAGTCAGGACGTGCAGTATCACGTCAGGACTGCCACGTACAAGGACGATTATCTTGACGGCGCGAACGGCTGGCATGTGCAGAGGGGATCACCGCCGAAGCCGATGGGCGCAACGTGGCTGAGGTTTTACCATGACCGGAAGCACGTCCGAATTCAGTTATTGCAGGATATAAGGTAGAGAAAGGCGCATGAATGAACATACGAAAGATCGAACTCAAAACGGATGACCGTGAATACGGGACGATGTATGAGGTACATGTTTACCTGAAATTCCAGAAGGAACCTGAAATCCTGTATTTATCAACATGGGCTGATGGATATGCAGTCATTACAGCCATACTTGATTTCCTGAAACTGCTGATTGCGAAGAAAGACAGATGAAAGACGAAGATCATAAGGACAATTACTGGCTCTGGTACGTGTTCCTGGCGCTGCTGTTCGTGGCAATTCTGATTAGCGGCCTGCCTGTCCGGTAGGCAGGAGTGATGTGGAGATGACACAAGCCAAATCAGGCGGCGCGAAAAAGATCGGGCGCAGCAAGGAAAAATGCGCTCATTACCGGGCTATGCACGCGCGCGAGATGAATAAGGTACGGCGCGTGCTGAGGTCCAACGGATGGGACGCGGCGCAAGCGTACGCGGCGAAAAACAACGTGGTTGGATACTTGTCAAAGCTGGTGGCGGCATGACGAGAAACAAAAAGTGGCGCCGAAGCGCCACAGAGGAGTAAGAGACGTGCTACCACCTATCTTTCTTTTGCGAGTTACAGGATTTACATAATGGCTGAATATTTTCAATGCAATGCAGACCACCTTTTGAAAGCGGCTGAATATGATCCATTGTCAAAGGTTTTTGTTTATGACAATTAGCGCATTTATTCCCGTATCTTTCATAAACGGCAACCCATTCATCGCGGGTGATTTTTCCATCAAGCCCAAGTTTGTGAGCCCTGTTGTTTTCGACAGACGCTATTCCCATTCCGGGCAATTTTCGGTAATAAGACCCACCGCCTTGAACAACGCTTATGTCGTTCATAACAGCAGGGAAGGAACTGCTGAACATCTTGGCTACTTCCCTTACTTCAAAAGCCTCCCCGTTGTCAAGGAGACTCTTGATATATGCTCTGCGTTCGTTGATGTTATCGCGCATTTAATTTTTCAGGTATGTTTGCAAGGCATCCAGGATAAGCTCTCGGAGCGATGTGCCGTCATCAACCGCCTTGTGCTTGGCTGCATCCCAGAGTTCGGCGGGGATGTCTCGCAGGATGTAATCGCCAGTCGAGAATTGCTCGCGGAACATGCGCCGCGCAATTCCTGCCACGTTGACCTGCTTACCTTCGGCGCGGATCGTTTCGACTTCGGCCAGGATGTCGGCAAAGTGCTCCTTACACAGGAGCACCCCGCCAAGACTGCCGTTGATGTTTTTCGTGGTTCCGCACGCTTCGCATTTTTTCATGGCGTCCGTCCTAGTCCTGATTCCGAGGGTCGTGAGAGTCAAGCGGATCATTCGCATCTTTGCCGTAACCGTAGCCTTCGGTCTGGAGCATTTCGATTGCATGATTGCGAGCGGCTTCTTCGGCTTTGCTTTCAATCTGCCAGACTTCGACTTTTTTGCCATTGATGATCTTGCTCTTCTGTTTGCGTGCTCCGCATGAGCATACATACAGTGTGAGTCCGTTGCTGAGGATTTGTGGTGAGTGAGTGTGCATTTTGCCATCTCCTTTCTTGAGATGATATTAGTATACATCTTGATTATCAAGTAGTATGTAGTACTTTAGTACTATGACATTTGTTCTAATTTTGGAGCCTGAATGACCGAGACCGAGAAGATCCAAAACATGCACCAGGACGCACGCAAGGCGGCGGAAAACTACCGGGCAAATTTCTGGCCGGTGGCCTACTCCGTACCGCATTATGTTGGAGGGGAATGGGTGAGAGTGACGATCGAGCCGGACAGCCAGCGCATGAGGCCAATCCAACCGGGGCGGATACTGGAGGGCGAGAAGGACATGGGCGCGTATGAGTGACTGGAGATACATAAGCGCGACTGACATGAGCCGGGCAATATGTAACAAGATGAGGCGAAATGCGACGTGGTGAATGGATGCAATGTGATTGTTGCGGAGAGGAAACGATTATCGTGTGGCGCGATCCATGTGATTTCGTCTGCTCGTCATGCGGAGGCGGTGCTGTGATGTTCAGTTATACGACTAATTTTTTACCGCTTGTTGGCTGTTTTACCCTTCTGGGTATCACTCCATCTATTTGGAATTATATCGAATGATAAGGAAACCATGAAAAAACTACTCCCCTTCCTGCTCGGCTTCGCCCTCTCCGCCTACGTCCTGCCCTGGCTAATGATGCGTAGGCAGTACGATCCCTGGAAGCCTGCGACTAGCTGCGACATTGAAGACGTGCCGCCCTACAATTTCGTAATGACCAGGACTGATACCGGACACACGGTAACGTGGACATGGAATACAGAATAAACCAATGAAGCCTTTCGAAGATAACCCCAGGACGCTTTCGAAGTCGCAGGCAAAGCGGCTGAAGGAAACCATGCAGGAGTTTGGCGATCTATCTGGAATCGTCCACGATCTTGAGACTGATGAGGTCATCGGCGGGAACCAGCGTTCCAACGTTGCGGCGCTGATGCAGACAGAGCCGGTCATCACCGAACGCTTTGACCCTGCCCTACCGGACGGAACCGCGTTACTCGGACACTTCGAGTACCAGGGCAGGCGCTTCGCATACCGGGCGGTAACGGGCTGGGACGCGGATAAGCGGACGCGGGCGAATCTGGTAGCAAATGCTGGAGGCGGTGCATGGGATATTGACCTGCTTAGTGGAATTGACACATCTGTTCTAACATCGGTCGGCTTCGATACCGAGATGCTCCTGAACACGCGCGGGTTCGCTAGTGCGCTGGATGCGATGCTGAAAAGTGAGACGCCAACAAATGACGCAGAGCCGGAGATTGATAGAGCCGCCGAACTGCTGGAGAAGTGGAAAGTTCGCACAGGTGATATGTTCGCTATCGGTGGACATAAACTTATTTGCGGCGATTGCACCGACGCGGCGGTAGTGGCGAGGGTGATGCAGGGAGAGAAGGCGGGCGCGTGTGTAACCGATAGCCCTTACGGGATAAACCGCGAGGGAATAGAGAACGATGATCCCGAGGGCTTGCGTAAGTTGTTTGATGGTTGCCTTGCTGTAATGCCGATAGAGAATGGTGTGATTATAAATTTTCAATCGCCGCGATTGTTTTCTGTGTGGCTGGACGCGGTAAGGGACGCGGGGCATAAGTTTGAGCGGGCTTTGTGGATGTACAAGCAGAATGACGTTACTTTTACTTGGCATGGATGGCTTACAAAATCAGAAGCAATTATTGTTTCCAGTATTGGAAAGCCGAAATGGAATATCCCCGCTGAATATATGCACGACTGTTATTTAGTGAATTGGGACAAGGAAAGCATGGTTGAGATTGACGGCTGGCACGCTTCAATAAAACCGCCGCAAGTTGTCATAAGCCTTATAGATAATACAACGGGCGATTTATACGAGCCGTTTTGTGGAAGTGGAACGGGATTAGTCGCCTGTCAGAACTTAGGGCGCAAGTGTAGAGCCGTGGAAATATCTGCGGCATATTGTAGCGTGGCGTTAGAGCGCATGTCGCAGGCGTTCCCCCACCTATCCATAGAGAGAATCTAGAGTAATTCCGAGAATAACGCGAATGGCAAAGCATCCGACCAAGATACGCAAGGCGCAACTACTCAAGGCAATCGCAGGCAGCGGCGGCATTGTCTCGACTATCGCGGCGCGGCTGGATGTCTCATGGTCTACAGCTAAGGGTGCTATTCCTGTATACCCTGAAGCACAGGCCGCCTAT